TCACTGCGTTGCGGATAATCGCCTTTGCTTTTTGAATCATCTTCATGATAGGGATAGAAGTGTTCTGAAAGATCTCTGCGGAAGTAAACTCACCGAAGTCGTACTTCTCTCCGTCCTTAAGCTTATATGTATTGAAAGCTTGGTTGTCTAACGACTGAACGACCTTTCCGTCCTTCATTACCTTAACTAAAGCTTTTGTCTGAAAGAGCGTCTCGTCTATATCAAAGATCGTAAGACCTTTGCTGCGAGTCTGTTCTGTTATGAAAGATTTAAATGAAAGCATTTATATCGTTATCGCCTTTCTGCTCGAAATGAAGTCATAAGGATATATGCCACCGCGCATATCTTTTATGATCAAACCTTTATTCTCCAACTGTCTGCCTGCTCTATAAGTAGCTGCAAAGATTGGTCTATAAGGACCGTCGTATATCCAAGTTAGATCGTCGGCCGTATGCATTGCTTCAGAAAAGGATAGCGAATAGTCGCCAGACAGAGTTCTCTTAAGTATAGGAGCTCCTTGACCGATACAGTGTACTGCGTCCCTGCCGAATCTTCTTCCGTTTCTTGTCCAGTCTGGGCCATAAACAGAGCGAGCTATTAGAGGTTCTCCGGCTGCATTTTTAGGAATGTATCTCCATACACTAAAACCAGCCTTTGCCATAGAAGAGCCACCGCCGTCCTTTTTTAAATAGTTATAAACATCTTCAACAAACATTTTTACTAGAACGTCGTTGTATATTAACTGTCCGGAATCCTTTGAGATACCACCGTATTGTTGGAAAGCTTTCGCGCCGCCTTCTTTCTTATGAGAGATAAAACCAACTTCTTTATTTGAGTTATCTATAAGAGCGATATCTGCTTTAGGATCGCCGCGGATCTGGTCAGAACCAGCTGTCACAACAGATTTTATTCTGTATGACCCTATTAGAACATCTATAGGTCTGCCTTCCTGTTCTACGGCAGCTCTAATCAATCCTATGAGAGACTCTGTTGCTTCCTGTTCTGCTTTCAGAACATTTCTTGACGCCGGTTTCGCGATTACCTGAACTGGACCAATTTGTACAATTCCAATAGAAGATACATTCAATGACTGTCGATCCTTTAATAGTTTAGAACCTTTAAAAGTATTTAAGACTTTATTTAGAGCTTCGGATCTTCTATCAGTTACAATCGCCATCCTAGTGCGCGTGACTGGTTTTATTTCGTAACCGAGTCCTTTGAGAATCTTCTCAATCTCTGCATAAGTCATTTCACTCTCTTTTAAGTATTTTGTGAAGGAAAGCATGGAATAAGCCTATAGTTTTCTTTTATTTATAAAAGAAAGAAGAGGCTCTACGCCTCTTCATAAACTGCATTTACTTTCGTAGTAAAGAATGGAGGAGTCCATCCGTTAAAACCAGATCCTAAGTTCATCTTTCTACATAGATTCCTAGCTTTTTCTTCTGAACAACTTAGTTTAATTAGTAGGCCAGTATCCTTTTCAAGGATGTCATAACCATCTTCATGTTTCTTCACGCTGTAGCTCATTGTAGATCCTCTACTTCAAATAGACCTTTTTTACTTTTTGGCTTGATGTCCCATTGCTGGCTAAACGTAGACTTATCAAACACAGTTTCATCACTATCATCACTACTCTTAAATTTACTATCATTTCGTTTCTGCTTCTTATCGTCTTGTGGTTCTTTAAACAGAGTCTTTTGCGCGCTCTCTTCAGCATCGAACAGTTTCATCTTCGCCCTGTCAATCCCAACGACGAAACGACGATAGTGACCTAGATCACCCCAACGGTTCTTCAACTGTTTAAAGATGATCTGACCTCTGCTCTCAAGAACTTCAGATGTAACTAGACCAAAGATTGCGTCGGCAGTATGAGTGATACCCATAGACTCAGATGTATTCGATAGTTCTACATCTGAGCTATCATACGCGCTACGGTTAAACTGAGATGAAGTAACGATAGCAACGTTGAACTCCATCGCAAGACCACGAACCTCTTCAGCGATAGACTTAACAAGAGTATATGAATTTGCCGCGGCTGCACCCTTTACTCTTGAAGATGCGCAGATGTTAAGATAGTCCAAGAAGATAACATCAGGAACGAAGTTCTTCTTTAGACGCAACTCGTTTAGCAAGTGTCTGAAATGACCCGCATGCGCAGACGCAGTTGGATATTCCTTAATGATTAACTTGCCAGGAGTCTTACCCTTAAACACAGACATCTTTTTCTCGAAAATATCAAGAGGAAGTTCTTTTACTGCATCAAGAGTAATGTCCATGATATTTGCGTCGATACGGCGAGCAACTTCTTGTTCGGCGAGTTCCATCGTTACGTATAGGACGTTCTTGCCAAACATAAGACTCGATGCCGCCATGTGGCATTTAACGAGAGACTTACCGCCGCCGGTTGTGGCGAGAAGAACTGTCATAGATTTACGAGGAAGACCGCCTTTGGTCACCTTGTTCAACAGTTCGATATCGAACGGAATGCGTTCGTCTCTACGGTGATAGTACTTGTGACGATCTTCCACATCTTCAAGAAAGTCATGGCCGATGTTAGTGTCAAAGCTAATTCCCAACGAGTCAGAGAGTAGTTTAGGAATAGCACCCTTATCGTATTCTTTATCCTGACCGTCTAGGATTAGGATCGCTTTACGAATTGAGTTATAGAGATCCTTATCTTGACAAAACTTTTCTGTCTCATCAACTAGGAACTGCCCGTTCGTAGTCTTATCTACAACCAATTCGTCGATAAGATTGACAACATCTTTATACGAGGACTCGTTAAGATCTTTGCGCTTGTCGATGTAGATCTTAAGAGCCTCCGTTGATGGAGGCTCTTTGTACTGATTCATATATTCCGTGTATGTTGAAAAGATCTTTCGAAGACTATTATCGTCAAAGTATTCCTCTTTAATATAAGGAAATACTTTGCGACAATACTCATCGTTATAGATCAGATTCGACAGAATTGTCTTTTCGATCATTCTTCGTCTTCTTCCTCGTAATCGTCATGTTTTACAATTTCGTTTTCGTCTTTTAGAATAACGTTTCCACCAACCGTATACGCGTTCTTGATGAACTCTGCGAAGTTGGTCTGTTTAAACATTGTATCCCAGAACTCTCTACTGTCAACAATTTCTTTTGCTCTAAGAAGCTTTTCACTGATAATTTCTCCAGTGTCTGGATTGACTGCTTCGTACCAACCAACCTTTGGTTTGCGAATGAAGCCACCTTTTTCAGCAACATCGAGTAGACCGGACCATCTTGCGATACCGCCTTCCCAACTCACGCTAATCGGAATCTTTGACTTTTCTTTAACGTGGCGAGACTTCTCGATATTAATGACGAAGTGATAACCCTGGATCTCAGTACCAACCTTATCCTGTTGGCGGCCGATGATCCAAATTGCGTCAGCCGAGTAATAGATACCGGTACCACCACTGACGATGTCTTTAGGAAACAGACCGATCTCTTTGTATGTATGGTTGACCGCAATCAAAGGAATGTCCTTGAGGTTCAAATGCGGAGTCACGATACGGAACAGCGACTTAAGAGCTTTAGCACGAGACATATCGGCAACGGACTTGCCGTCCAATGCGTCTTCGACTTCTTTCTTGGATGCAAGGTTACCAACGGAGTCGATGATGATGATAACATTGTCCTTCTTCTCGATCTTATCTAGCTGCTGAGAGATGTCAAACTTTAGTTCTTCAACGTTCGTGATTGGAGTATGAACGGTTCTTGCCATGTCAATACCAAACGACTCAAAGTAGGACTGAGGAGTACCAAATTCCGAGTCATAGAACAAAAGGATTGCGTCCTTGTTCCGTTCGAGGTAAGCTCCTGCCATAAGCAGAGCAAAAGCAGACTTAAAGTGTTTCGATGGACCTGCCAGGACTAGAAGACCCGGAGCTACACCGCCGTCGATACGACCTGACAATGCTACGTTCACCATAGGAACTGGAGTTGGAGCCATATCCTTCTTACCATAAACCTTTGACTCCATGAGAGGAGCCGTAAGTTTAATCGTACTATTCTTTACAAGTTTGTCTAACAGACTCATGCTATCTTCCTTCTATGATTGCGAGTAGCTTGTCTTTATAGCCTTCGATCTTTTTTACACGATCGGGCCAATATATTGTCGATTTTTCTGGATTCTTGCAGAGATTATCTAAGAACGGTGTGATAGAATTATATAGTCTATTCAGTCTTTCTTGAAGATCTTCGATCGCGGCTTGACCTTCTGCATGTGCAGACTCAAGCTTAATTGCAGTTTCTTTGACTTCTTCAATCTCATCGTCGATGAAACTAAAACCAAAATCAAAGTCTATGATTTCTTTATTTGCCATGTGTTAACCCTCCACTGAGTGGTAAGAGAGGAGCTTTCGCTCCTCTCCTATCATTACTTTATGAGGTCTCTGAAACGTGCGAGATCTTCATCATCATCGTCGATGGTATCCATGTCAGATGAAGTCTGCTTCATATCTGGAGCAGGAGTGCTCTTTGAGAAGCGGCTCATGTCAAGATCCTCGTCAACGTCGTCGCTTGCGGAGCGAGAAGCATCGACCGAGTCACCAGTGAGGTTAAGAACGCGATGCAGCTTTGCTTTAAGTTCTGCATACGGTTTGAAATGTTTTTCATGGATGATTTCCTGAAGGGAATGTTCATCTTTCCAAACACGTTCGAGTTTTTCGTCATCTTCGAACAGTGGAGCAGGACCGTCGAATTCCGACTTGTCGTAGTTTGCGTAACCTTCAAACTGACGGATCTTGAGACGGAAGCTTGCGCCTTCCCAAAGATCAAACGGATTGATTGGCTTTTCATCTTCAAACTGAGGGTTCATAAGATCGTTGAGTTTATCAAAGATCTTCTTACCGAACTTAAACAGGAATACTTTTCCGTCGTTGTCCGGGTTACCGCTGTCTTTAATGACATATATGTTTGCGATATAGTGAAGGCGACGCTTTTGCTTGCGTGCCTGTTCTTTATCTGCGTCGACGCCAGTATTCCAAAGCTTTGAGTTAAGTTCGGAGACAGGATCGTCCTTGCCGATAGTTGTTAGAGAGTTTTCGATGTACCACAGACCAGTCGGTCCTTGGAAACCATGATCCCACAAACGAACGAACGGCATATCTTCATTGCCTGGCGCGGGCAGGAAACGAATGATGGCAAAGCCATTGCCCGCTTTATCGCGAGACGGTTTCCAAAATTTGCCTTCGTTGGGATCTGAGTAGCTCTTCTGTGCAATCTGCGAGAGCTGAGAGTTCAATTTGTCGAGTGACTTTGAACGGTTGCTTTTAAGTGCGGCGAAATCCACCATATTAGTATCTCCTTATGTGCGATGTATAACATTGTATTGCAATTGCGTGACGGATCACCATCACAATACTATTTATCTTCAAAAAAGTGTTCTTTGACGATTTTTGAGAATTTTTTTGTATCCACTTCAATGAATGGATAATACTTTCTTGATAATCTAATAATACCAGGCGCGACGAATTTGTCAACTATTTCTTTCTCCCACATATCATAAACATTTGACAACTTTGCCAAAATTGAAAATGTTTCGAGAGAGATCTCTTTGCGCATGTATAGTGTTATGATAAAGGGATGTTGACCATTACTTACCAAAAAGTTGTCCTGATATGTTGGCTTAAGCTTCTTCAGTTCGTTCTTGAATATGTAAGTAAGAGACTCGTTTCTCCTTTCCCACTGGACGAATACTTCTTCTCCACTGTCCTCGACTATATCGCGGATCCATACCTTTGGATTGTGTATAATGTTAGCAAGAAGAACTTTCGTTGGGTCGTTCTTTTTGGACAGTTTGTAGAAGAAGAACGCGTCGTTTCGAGTCTGAAACTTGTCGAACGACGCGCGAACCTTACCATTATATTTATGATAGTCGTAACCATCACTTTCAAAATGCTTCTTTAGAGCAAGGTAGTTAACATAGACTCGAAAGGAGTCTTCATTAGCATAGTTCAGTAAGGTCATGGCGATCCTTCTTAACCATTCTCATAGCAACTGCTTCAGAGCGAATCTTTTCCTTCATGATAGAAGATTTTTTCACAATGTCTGCGACAGCTTCTATTTCGAGGTCATTCTCTTTTGCATATTCAACGAGAGCATCAATATATGTAGCACCCTTTGCAAGTTTGTTTGCAATTTCCATATGTATCTTTTCTGGTGTTCTTGGAGTAATCATTAACTTTTAAGCACCTTAATATTATTAAGCCAACCGTTAACGGCGGCGTGAATTCTTTCGACCGGCTGTCCTTCAAAATCACGGGACTCGATTAATTGATCGTTCTTAAAGTAATGGACGTGATGCCCGCTATCTTCTTTATAGATTTTTGCCGAGTAAACGATTCCTTGATTTTCTCGAATCAACGTGTCGACTAGTGTGCTGCTCATGGCCCTCTCCTTATTTTATTGGTACTAGCTGTCTCTTACCTGTCGCCCAAGCGACGGCATGCCTCTCGACAGTCTCGATTGGAAACTTGGCGTAGTCTTCTTCAAAAAATTTATGACCGTTCGCATCGTGATAAACGATCTTACTGTTGCCATCTAGGAATGTATATACAGAAGCGACGGCGCCGTGTTGATCTTCTACCTGCACATGCAGATCGTTGTAAGCGTTGCTCATGTAATCTCCTTATTTTATCATAAAACCAATTCTAGGTATGTCTAGAAAGCCATCAGCATCGTCATGACTTTCTATATAAGTATAACCTAACTTTTCATATTTGTCAACCAATATCTTACTATCTTTCCAAATTGGAATCAGTTCTTCATACTTTGGATCTGGAGTGTCTCGCAGGTGTACCTCAATGATGCGGCCGCCGATGAACTCGATATTTAATGTAGAGACATTTGAGCCTCCTATCTCGTCGAATAGAGGTTCCGGTTCGAACTCTATGTCATCTATACGAGTCCATCTACGAAATCGGTAAAGGTTATTCTCGTCTCTCTCGCCTAAGTAGCACGATACTTGCTTCCAAACACCCGTCCACTCGTAAGTGACTGAATACTGCGGACCTTCAAACCATTCGCACCAGAAGTAACCTGGAGGAGTCTGAGACAAGTCCCCAGCTTCTATGTACTTCTTTTTTGCGCCGACAGACATTCCTGACAGATTCATAATAGGTCTTACGATATAGTATCCGCTCTTACTCGGTGCTATACCTGACGGACCACATTCATACCCAAGATCTTCAGCGAGCCAGAGCTTGTTGAACCACTTTCTTCGATCTGGAAACATGCGATACGCGTGGTGATCATCCAAACCTAAATCTCCTCGAATAGGATCCGATCTACGTATTCATTTTTATCTTTTTCAGATATTCCCATCGAAAGTATAGATCTATGCAGGTGTGGATTTAACTTCTGATTGCGACAATATAAGTTGTGTCGTTTCTTTAGCTCTAACGGATTTGTAACGTATAGGTTCTTGCTCATATTCGTTACGTAGTACTCAACGAGATGCAGACATGTTTTGGTGAGTTGTTCTACCTCTTCTTGAGTCTTTAAGTTACCAGCCGCGATCATCGAGTCCGAAAAGATCTCTTTGGCCCAGTCAGGAAGCTCCCTTGGCTTTGACCAAGATAGATCCTTTACAGAGTCTCTCATATAGTTAAGATAGGGATGTTCCGGTTTTTCGTCCGTAATTGGGGAGAAGTCAAAGAACGACCCGGTGATCTTATTAGGACCGGCGACTATATCAAAACCAAGTATCGGAAAGTTCAAGAATTCGTGCGGAAATATATTGAGATGCATCAACCATAGCTTCTGCGTCTCTCTATTGTCGATAGTCTTTAAATGACACTTACGAACGTATTTCGAACTCCAAATATTATCTCTCCAGCCGTCGAATAGTTGTAGAGAGTCTTTGCGTTCGTAGTTAGTTTCTAAGATCTCTTCAATCTTGCTTGACAGCTGAATCAGCGAGTTCCATAGCTCCAAAGTACTCCTCCAATTCTTCTAAAATCTTTTGTACCATATTAAAGCATACTTTTGCTTCTTTTTCTAGACCGTCGT